CATTGATAAATTTCAAAATAACGTTGATTGGACTAATATTTCAAAATTTCAAAAATTATCAGAAACATTTATTGAAAAATTTCAAGATAAAGTTAATTCGTATGGTATTTCAGCATTTCAAAAATTATCAGAAGAATTCATTGAAAAATTTCAAAATAACGTTGATTGGACTAATATTTCAAAATTTCAAAAATTATCAGAAACATTTATTGAAAAATTTCAAGATAAAGTAAATTGGGATTACATTTCAGCATATCAAAAGTTATCAGAAACATTTATTGAAAAATTTCAAGATAAAGTAAATTGGGATTACATTTCAGCATATCAAAAATTATCAGAAGAATTCATTGAAAAATTTCAAAATAAAATAAATATTACAATACAAACATTAACACATACAGAACCGTCAAGAAAAGATAAGATAAAAGATATGAAAAATTATGCAAATAAATTCAATTTAAAATTTGATGGTGAATATTTATATGCATTTAGAGAACATGATAAATGGAATAGAGGTTATTACAATAAAACAATTAATTATGATAAATTAGGACGTTATGAAGATTGGCATTGTGATTTTAATAAATATGATGAAAATAGTTTTGGTTTAGGTATTTTTCCTAAAGGTAATGTTAAAGTAAAAGTATCAGTAGAAGATTTTGGAATTTGGATACTTGATACTAATAAATGCAGATGTAAAGCATTCGAAATTATTGAATTAAATAGTTAAAATTAAAAAAAGTATAAAAATGCCTTGATTTTTATAAAAGATAGTATATAATATAATAAATCATTTGAAGGAGTTATAAATGAGTGGTAATGCATTAGGATATAAAACTAAAAGAATTAACAAGAAAGAATTTTATTCGCTTTTTGAAGAGATACGTCCAAATTTATGTAATAAGTTTAATAAGGTTGCTTTAATAAAACCTCTTCTTAATAAAGAATCTTTTGGAGATATAGATATTCTTTTAACTAATGAATATAATTCATTATTACAATCATTTATAATAAATACGTTTAATCCTAAAAAATATAAAAGTAATTTACCGATATTTTCTATAGATTATAAAGATGTTCAAATTGATTTAATTACTGTACCTAAACAATCTTTTGATTTTGCTTTATCATATTTTTCTTATGGTGATATTGGAAATTTAATAGGAAGAGTTGCAAGTAGTATTGGTTTTAAATTTGGTCATTTAGGTTTATTTTACAAATATTATTTAAATAAATCAGTTTATAAAGAAATTCTTTTAACTTCTTGTTTTAAAGATGCTTTAGAATTTTTAGGGTATTCTTATGATAGATATACAAAAGGATTTTCAGAAAAACAAGAAGTATTTGATTTTATAATATCAAGTAAATTCTTTACTATAAATACTTTTTTGTTTGAAAATTTAAATCATGATAATAGAGTAAGAAATAAAAAACGTGTTGATTATTCAGAATTTGTTTCTTTTTTAGAAAAAAATAATATTACATCATTAGAATTACCAACTAAAGAATATGCTTTTGAATATGCTGATTCTTTTTTTAATTATATTTCATTAAAAAATACATGTAATGCTTTACAATTTGAATTTGATAAAAAAAGTAAAGAATCTAAAAAACTAAATGGTAATATAATTAATGAATTAACAGGATTAAATGGACCAAAATTAGGTGATTTTATTTATTATTTAAAAAGAATAATGGAATTAAATGATTTTAATATATGTCAAGCAACAAATATTGAAATTAAAGATTTTGTTGATAAAACATATTTACATTATTGTCAAGAAAATAAAAACATTGGAGTTAAACAATGAACAAAGATTTATATAAGATAATTATGTCTATATGTATTACAAGTATAGTTTTATTATTAGTGTTTTATAAAACATTAAAACACGAAAAACAAGAATTTAATTTATTAAAATATGATTATGAAAAAACCGCAAAAAAACTTGAAGATACAACAACTACATTAGATATAATGTATTGCGATAGACTGTATCACTCTGAAGGATTAGGTTATATGTCGTATGATATATTGTATTCTCCGTCTAAAACAGTTGTAGGATTTGAAGAATTAAAAATATTTACATGGTATAAAAATACAACTAGTTATTATTGGAAAAGATGTTTTAATACTAATGATAATAAAGAATTTAAAAAGGTTTTTGTAAACAGTAATGAATTAGGTTGTTTTTTAGTAATATTAAATTATAATGATATACCTACAACAGCTTATAAAATTTCTAGTAATACTTTTAATAGAAATTTGGAGTCTATAAAATGATTTACATTTTATATCATAGTGCTGATTTAGACGGTCATTGTAGTGGAGCTTTATCTAGAATTTATTTTGAACGTATTCATCATTTTAAAATTAATAAGGATTTTAAAATGATGTCAATAAATTATAATCAATCTTTTAATGTTGATATAAGTAAGAATGATAGTATATATTTACTTGATTTTACATTACCTTTAGAACGTATGGTAGAACTACAAAATATTATACAAGATAAATTAATTGTTATTGATCATCATATATCTGCGTATAAAGAGTGTTCAGATAAAATTAATAATTATATATATGGTGAAGAATCTGCTTGTTGGTTAACATATAAATATTTTTTTGGTTTACCTAAAACACATCATTTTCTTAAAAGATTAAGTGATTATGATATATGGAGAAATGAAGATGATGAGTGGTGGAATAAACATGTATTACCTTTTCAATTCGGAATGAGAATGAAACAAACGGATCCCATAATTAATATTGAATTATGGGAAACGCTTTTTGATGAAATGAGTTTTAAAAATCTTGATTTTGTATATAGTATTCAAAAAAATGGAGAATTACTTATTGAATATCAAAAGCAACAATATAAAATAATATCTAAAAATAATGCTTTTTCTATATTATTTGAAGGATTAAGAGCGATATGTATTAATAATGGTCAATACTCTTCTTTATTATTTGAATCTATTTGGGATGAAGATAAATATGATATAATGTTGGCTTTTTCTTATAGACAAGAAGGATATTGGACTGTAGGTTTATACACCACTAAAAATAAAAATATTGATTGTTCAATTATTGCTAAAAAATATTGTGGTGGTGGACATAAATGCGCTGCTGGTTTTAAAATTGATGATATAAATATTATTTTAGGAGTTAAATGATGGAAAAACAAGTGTATCGAATCAAAGTAAATAAGAAGTATAATGCAATTATTAAGGTATTCCCACAACATAAAACAATAGTTGGATATATGAATGGAGTACAATCTAAAGCAGTTTGCCATAAAGATGATACGTTTGATGTATATTATGGGATGGCTCTTGTATATTCAAAACTATTAGATAAACTTAATAATAAACTTGATAAAAAAGAAGAAACGTTGTATTCAGTGAATAAAGAAATACAAAAAATGTTTGATGAAGATCGTAGTAAAATAAATATTCAAAAGAAAGAAATTGATTCTTTAAGTGATGAAGTATGGTCTTGTCTTGAATGTAATGATATACCAAAAGAGTTTTTTAAAAGAATACATTAAAAGGATTATAATATGTTTAATTTATTTATAGTAGATCCACAAAATGATTTTTGTTCTCCGATGGGTTCTTTATATGTACCTAATGCTGAAAAAGATGTTGCTAAAATATCAGATTTAATAAATGAAGTTGGTGAAAATATAAATAATATTTATATATCTATGGATATGCATAATATATTAAATATATGGAATAAAGAATTTTGGATTGATGAGTGTAATTATAAACATCCACAAGAATTTACTACCATAACACTTCAAGACGTTTTAGAAGAAAAATGGAAAGTAATAAATAGTGATTATAAAAATAAATGTATTGAATCATTATCTATAAATGATATCACAATATGGTCTCGTCATTGTGAAATTGGTACTTGGGGAAATTCTATATTTGAACCATTATATAATGCATTATATAAATGGACAGAAATAAGAAAGAAAAATATAATATACTTATTTAAAGGACAAAACCATTTTCAAGAACAATATAGTGCTTTTGGAAAAACGGGTGGAGTATTAACAACACAAAATGAAAATATAATTACATCAATGTTATCTATACCAACATTAATATGTGGTGAAGCAAGTTCTCATTGTGTACTTCATACTATTGATGATATTGTATTACAATATACTATGCATCGTAATAGTAAACAATTATACCCTATTATATTTTTAAAAGACTGTAGTAGTCCAGTATATGGTTTTGAATATACTGAAAAACAATATTTAGAATATGAACAAAACAATTTAATACAAATTGATAATAGTTATAATTTTATGTAAGGAAATAATATATGATAGTATCTTTATTAGATAATGATTTGTATAAATTTACGATGATGCAAGTAGTATATCATCATTTTCAATTATATGATGTACAATATAAATTTATATGTAGAGATAATACTATACGGTTTCCATATGAACTTGTATCTAATATAAAAAGTAAAATTGATAAATATTGTTCTTTGACTTTTACAGAAGATGAATTAAAATATCTTGAATCAATTCGTTTTATTAAAAAAGACTTTGTTGATTTTTTACGATTATATAAACCTAATAGAAAATATATAAAAATAATACATAATGAAAACAATTTTTTAGATATTGAAATAAAAGGTTCTTGGTTACAAACTATATTATTTGAAGTTCCTATACTATCAATAATTAGTGAAGAATATAATAAATATTATTATAATAATGATGTACCATATTATGATGATGCAATAACTAAATTAAAACATAAATTAGAAATAGTATATGATAATAATTTATTTTTTTCTGATTTTGGAACAAGACGTAGATTTAGTTTTAATATGCAAGATGATATTATATACAACATATGTGATAATTATAATATTCAACAGCATAATTTTTTAGGTACTTCAAATGTATATTTTGCTAAAAAATATAATATTAAACTAATAGGTACAATGGCACATGAATTTTTAATGGCAGGACAAGGTAATATAAATATACCTATTATTAATTCACAATCATATATGTTACAAAAATGGGTTGATGAGTATAGAGGAGATTTAGGAATAGCATTAACTGATACATTAGGTTTAAATAAATTTTTAAAAGATTTTGATATGTACTTTGCTAAATTATATGATGGTGTACGTCATGATTCTGGAGATCCAATACTTTGGGGATATGCTATGTTAAAGCATTATGATAAATTAAATATACCAACGCAAAACAAAACATTTGTATTTTCTGATGGTTTAAATTTTGAAATGGCATCTAAAATTAAAAAAGAATTTAAAGATAAGATAAGAGTAACTTTTGGTATAGGTACTAATTTAACTAATGATTGTGGAGGTTATCCATTACCTATTGTTATAAAAATGGTTATGTGTAATAATAAACCTATTGCTAAATTATCTGATAATCCAGATAAAACTACGTGTGTTGATAATGATTATTTAGAATATTTGAAACGAGTTGTAAATTAAAATGAATAATAATACTTATAATTTTTTAATATGGAAATATAATACTGAAAAAGAATATCCAATTGTATGTTATTCTGATAACTCAATTGGATATTACTGTATAATTTTACATAAAGGTAAATACATATGTGATGTTGATATTGATGAAGTAATATATATAGGTGAATATAGTACATTAGATGAAGCAAAAAACAAATGTCAAAAAGATTATGAAAAAAGAATTAAAAATGTGGAACAAGAAAACAAATAAATACACTAAAAACATATGTTATATTAATTATATAGAAACAGTAAAAGAAAATTTTAATGAATAGATTTATCAATAAATATAAAAATTATTACCATGGATTATGAAAACCATCATTATCATCTTTTTGTAATCCACCACTCATAATAGTTTCAGTATTACCATCTACATGATATATAGGCATTGCGTCTTCATCAATAATTTGTTGTATGTTTTTATGATAAATTTGTTTTGCTATATCAATACCATCAGATGTTAATTCTTTAAAATAATCTGTAGAATATAAATATCCAAACAATACTAGTGTCATAATAATATCATCATGTTGACCTTGTGCTGCTGCATATCCATAACCAGTTTTTACAAAGTTTGACATTTCAACTAATGTTTCATAACTATATATTTTAAGTGCTTGTTTTTCTAATAATTCTTTTAAATGAAGCATACCTATTTGTTTAGTTTTAGAAGACGTTCGCACACCTATATTACCGTCTTCTCCTATATATACATTTTCATATCCAACTTCATGAATTAAGGTATTTATAACACCATCTCCTATAGAATTATTTTCTACAAGTACTAATGCGTCATTATATAATTGTGCTAATTTTTCTATAACATATGCATATGGATAAGTATGTATAGTATTATCTCTATATATAGCAACTTGTTTATATGGAATTGATGTTATATCAATAACACTTATAACAGAATAATCATTATTTTTACCTTCACTAACATCACAACATAAACAGTACAATCCATTAGTAGAAGGTTGTTCATATATAAATAAATGTTCATTATCAAATAAATTTAATGGTAATGCTGGTTTAAATTCTATATTTTCTAATATTCTTGATGAAAATAAACATCTAGAATTGCCAACAAATTTGCATTCATATTCCTGAGTAAATTTTTCTATATTACCATTCATATTTTTTATTTCTTTCTTTTTCCATTCATCATCTCGCCCAGGTATTTCTTTCCAATCAACACTAACTGGTTTATATGATGAATGTCCTTGTTCAGCGTCTTTCCATAATCTATGAAAATGATTCATACCGTTAGGTGTACTTATTAATACTATTCTTCCATGTTCAGCTGCTGATACTGTTGGATAACATGAATCATAAAATGATTGGAATAATGATGTTGATATGTGAGCTGCTTCATCTATAATAAGAGTACCATTAATTGTAAAACCTCTTGGACCAGATTCAGAAGTTGCTCCTGATATAATTCTAGAACCGTTTTCTAGTTCAAGTGTTGTTTTATTAAATTCTTCAACACCACCCTTTAAAAAATGTGGTAGTAATCTATATGTCAACATTATTCTTGAAAATATTTCTTTAGATATTTTTTCTTTATTAGCAAATACTCCTGATGTAATATCGTTTTTAAATGTACCTTCCCAACATGTAAAAAGTGATAATGTCATTGACTTACCTGATTGTCTAGGAAACATTATTATAACATATTTATTTTCAAGTAAATCTATAATTAATTTTTCTTGATATGGTCTAAGTGTAACTTGAGAAAGACCTTTATTAGGGTCTTGTATTTTACAATATGTATTTATAAAGTATAGTGGGTCTTCAGAACATTTAATCCATTCTTTAATATGTTCATCAGTATACTGTAATTGAGTACCTGCTCTATGTAACATAGTATCATTACGATATTGTAATTTCTTACCTGATTTATCAACTAATATATCTTGTATCATACTATTATTTATAACAATAAAAAAGCCGATAGAATATACATCCTATCGGCTTCGTAAAATAAATATTGAAAGAAAACGATATTATTTAATATATTGTAATACTAATAATTCTAACATCATATTATGAGTTCGAATTGCTTTCTCTAAACAATCACTTTCTATTACTTCTTGTGAATATGGTACATCAGAAAAAGTGTGAAATTTATCATAGTTGTTTCCTCGTGTTTCTACATTATAAGATGTATTTTCAGTTTCTATAAACGATGAAATAAGATGATCTTGATTTTCATGTTCTTTTGTAATTGTTGTTTTAATGTCAATCATTATTAACTCCTTCAAATAATCTATTATACTCTTATAATATAATATATTTTTTAAAAAAGTCAACTATTTTTAAATTAAAAAAGTAATTTTTTAGCTATATTTATATCAAAAGAAGACGTTGATAAATATAATATATCATCATATATATCACTTTTATTTTTAATATTATAATAATCACATAATGTAAAATATATAATAGTTGCTGTTCTTTTATTTCCATCAATAAATATATGATTTTTAATTATAGATAATACTACATATGTAATTTTATCTTGAATTGTTAAATATAATTCTTTATTAAAAACTATTTGATTTACTTGTTTTTCAATTGAATATAATAAATTTTTATTTATTATACCAAAAGACGTATTATATAATTTACATATTTCTTTATTTACATAAATTATATTTTCAGAAGTTATATTAAACATTTTTTAATTTATCTAATGTTTTTTTATGTTGTATTATGTTTTTATGAACTAATTTTCTGAATTTATTTTCAATTTTTTGTTCATTTAAAACGGTTGATTTTTGTTCTATTATTACAGATTTAAATTTCATTTAAAATCCTTTTAAAATAATCTATTATACTCTTATAATATAATATATTTTTTAAAAAAGTCAACTATTTTTATTACTTTTTTCCATTTCTAATAATTTGGTATTATAATCATTCATTTCTGTTAAATGATCTAATGTAATTCTTTTTGCTAATAATATAGAATATCTAGAACGTTTATCTAAATGTTCTAATTCTATTTTAATTCCTTTTTTAATTTCATCATTATTAAATTCATTTTCTGATTTACTTAATTTATTAAATCTACCAGCTGATAAGAAAGTAGATAAACAAATATATATTTCTGATTGAAGTTGTAATGATGAAATATTTAATTTATTAGCAAAATTATTAATCATTGATTGTGTAGGATATGAATTTTGAATAAAAAAAGCAATTACTTTTTCTTCAATATTATTTACTGGTTTATTATAAATTGAAGTAAGTTCAGATGCTTTTCTTGTAAATTTACCTACAGATACTTTTTCTTCTAATGAAAACATTTAAAGTTTTTTACCAAATATTATTTGTAATATTGATTTATATACATCATCTTCTACATTGTATATATTAAATACTTTTATAATATCATATATATCTCTAGATGATGATATTTGCTTTTTAACATCTTCAATTTCTTTTTCATTATCACCTTCTTTTTTTAACTCAGTAATTAAAAAAGAAATACATTTATCTTTTATTTTATTTACATCTAATAAAGGTGAAGAAAAAGATGCTTCGAATAATTCATTAAATTTCATATTATATCCTATCTAAATGAATTAGCAACAATACCTGATACTTCAATTGCTTTTTTATCTTTATTTTTTTCAATAACGTCATCAATTAATTTAATTGCTCTTTCTTCATCATATTTATCACCAAATACGTCTTTTGCTGTAGATATACCAACTTCTTTAATTTTTTTCTTATCCGCAGCTGATAATTCTTCTTTAAAATATTGTTCAAATGTCATTATATTATCTCCTTTTTATTTTCCATTTTTTTAATGCTAATTCTTCATAATCTTTATCTAATTGTTTTAAAGCATCTAATCCTTTTTCATAATTAAATTGTTTCCAATCTTTTCCTGCTTCATAAATACTTTTAGCATTTTTTAAATTAATTAAAGCATCTAATCCTTTTTCATAATTAAATTGTTTCCAATTTATACCTGCTAAATAAATATAATCATAGTCTTTTAAATTAATTAAAGCATCTAATCCTTTTTCATAATTAAATTCTTTCCAATTTTTTCCGGCATTATAAATAGAATATAAATTTTTTAATTTAATTAAATCATTTAATCCTTTTTCATAATCAAAATCTTTATTATCAATACCATCTTTATAAATTTGGTATCCTTTTTGAGATTCGTTTAAATATTGTTTGAATGTCATTATATTAGATCCTTTTTTATTTTTATATCAATTATGTAACGTTAAATTTATACTACATAGATAAATGTCCTATAAAATTGATACTATCCCATTTTACATCACGGTTTATTTTATTGGCTATAATATCTATTGTTGTATATACTTCATTTGAATATATATTCAAATTTCTACCTGTATTAAACAATTTCATATTTATATATGGATCTTTTGTATCAATAGTTAAAGTAAAATTTATATTTTCTGTTTTATCTTCAATTAATTTAACTATACTTTTTTTCTTAGAAGATTCTTTATTAAATTCATTTATTACAAATTTTGTATCTTCTTTATATTTTTGTTCTTGTTGTTCCCAATCTTCTTTAGATTGAGATAATGTGCTCTCAAATAAATCAGAAAATTTCATATATTATTCCTCATATGTTATTCCTCATTACTATTTTTATCATCACTATAATTATTATTTATAGTATCTAATATTTCTTCTTTACGTTGTTCAATTTTATCTAATACTTTTGATTTTATAGAATCATGTACGTGTTGTTTTAAATCAACCATATTATCATAATATACATCTTTCATTATTTGTTTTGTATGTTCCATATTATTAACTCCTTATATTAATATTATTCTTGTTCTAATTGATTAGGTTTCTTTTCCATTTCTTCACCATCAAAATCTATAGTATAAATTTCATCATCACCAGATCCTGTTGAACTAACAACTGTACCTGTTTTTCCTGATTTTTTACATTTAACTTTAGACCCAACTTTGAAATGATCTTCTCTAAAATATTCTTTAAACGTCATAATATTACTCCTTATAAATTATTATTTTTCTGTTTTAATATCTTTAGTATCTATTCTATGAATATGGTAATCTAATGTACTTCTTGAAGGTGATACTATCCAATTATCTATTCTATGAACATGTCCTGTTTTATCTAATTTTGTATGTCCACAACCATTAATATCTACATCATATAAATGATAATGTAATGTAGTACCATCTTTCATAGTTAAACCACTATATCCAGTAATATTTCTTTCTAACGTATCATATAATTTTAATTCTTGCAAATATTTTTCAAAAGTAACATATGATTCTTTCATAGATTCCTCGAATTTATATTTATCAAATTCATTATCTTTTAACCATTGTTTTGCTTCAGATGGATTCCATTTTGTTTTATCAAATCTAACAGATTGTATTTCTGATTTATTGTTTTTCCAACCTAATACAAAATTAACACCAGTACCTGATTTTGCATTTTCGTATGAAAACGAATCATATGTATCTGGATTATGTATTCTAGCTGAATGATAGTTTGGAAATGGCATTTATTATACTCGTATTCTTAATGTATTGAATATTTATCAATCATTATTATTTATAAAAATTATATTAATATTTTCCTTTCCAAGATTTTAATGCAAATTCATAATATCTAGTATCTAAACGTTTAAGAACTTCTAACCCTTTTTTATAATCAAAGGGGAGATTATTTTGTAATAACTGTTTTTCAAAATATATTACATCTTCTGATGTATGTATATTATTCAATAAATAATTCAATGCTTTATCATAATTAATATTTTTCCAATTACGCATAGCATCATATATATTATAAATGTATTTATTGTTTTCTAATTTATCTATATTTAATATAGCATTTAGAGCTTTATCATAATCAAATTGTTTCCAATATTGTCCTGCACCTACAATAGATTCTACAGAATTTAAATCAATTAAAGCATCTAGTGCTTTTTTATAATCAAATTGTTTCCAATATACTCCTGATCTATAAATATAGTATCCATCTTTTAATTCAATTAAAGCATCTAATCCTTTTTTAAAATCAAATTCTTTCCAATTTAAGTGTGCATAATAAATTCTTTCACTGTCTTTTAAATCAATTAAAGCATCTAATCCTTTTTTAAAATCAAAATGTTTCCAATATCTTCCAGCATTATAAATATATTCTCCATCTTTTGTATTTATTAAATAATTCATAGCATTATCTAATGGTATTTTATTAGAATTAACTAAGTCAGTTAACTCCTTATATGTGTATTGAAATTTATTTTGTTTAGTCAAAACATCTTGTTTATTAATGAAATATCTTTGTAGAGATTGTTTATTAGAAATTTTAATCCATGACTTACCATCATCTTCCGAGAAAGCCATAGGTACAATTGCATTAGGTTCATATACAACTATTACTTTTCCATCTGTTTTTCCAGTAAAAATAATTCCATTTATTGAACTTATTATTGATTTTTCATAAGAATATACTTTTAAAACAATATCAGAACTATATTCTATTGTTTCTAATTCTTTAGAATATTCTTCAATTGTTTTAATGTCTCTAACATATTTCAATAGATTCATATTTTCTAATTGATCAATTAAAGTATATTTATCCTTATAAACTTTTTTAGCAATATCATAATCGAATATGAGAAATTTGTATGCTTTAATAAATGTTTTAAGTATGATATTTCCATATCTCTTCATACCAGATTTTAATTGAGAATCTAAATCATATGTAGCATAAAAGCCTTGTCCATATAACATCCCTTCACCTGGAATGAACCCTTTTTCTAATATTCCAGATATTATATCTTTAGATTCAGTACGATGATATGCTACTACATTTATTCCATATACCTCTTCTAATAATGCACTAAATCGGATCTCCATTTAATATTTTCCTCAGTTATAAAATAGAATCTTTCATTTTTTTAATCATATCTATTAATCCTCTACTATCACCAACGAATACGTTTTGTTGATTTTCAATAGAAGTGTTTTGTTGTTCATTTATTCCTTCGTATTTAAGTTTAGTAGTTTCTCTCATTTCTTTAACTAAATTTGTCATACTATCTATTATTTTAGATTGTACTTCAATATGACGTGGATTAGAAAAATCTTGAATATTTTGAATATTTGAATCTAACACTTGTTTAGCAGATTCATATATATCTTGTAATTTTTTTTGATTAGAATTTAATTCATTTTGAAAAGAAGATGATGATATATCATATGATGTTACATGTGTAGTAGAATTATTTTGTTCTGTTACAATAATTTCTTTAGGTGTAACATCTATAATATTATTTGATGGTGTTTCTATACCAAATAATTCATTTAAATGTTTATCTCGTTTTTCTTTATCCATGTTATTATTTATAAATAGTATCTATTACTTGTTGTATAATATCAATATGATATGGTGTAAATTTCCATCTAATACCAACGTTTTTATTTTTCCAATCTTGTATGTTTGTTTTTAATTCTTCAGATACAGCAGCCCAATCAGCAATCATTTCACCTATATCTACATTTAACATAGACGTAGCATTTATTATATGTTTAGTTGGTTCATCTCTATTATTTGGATTAATAACATTTATTTGAGATGTATGAAATTCTGGGTGGTGTCTATTGTTTTTAACATGATGTTCTGTTGCAAATGTAATTAAATTATTATCAATAATAAATTCAATTTGTTCTTTATCGCATTTCTTTTTCCATGTTAATAATACGTATGGTATCAATTCAGGATTAGTAAATTTAGTACTATCGTGTGATAAGGATTGATTATATAATCCTTTAAATAAGTTAGGAAATTTATTTTCTATAATATTTGCATGTTTTTGCACTAATTGTATATGCTTATTTGTTCTAGTGTAAAAATAATTAAACATTTCAAATGTAGGAATCATTTAATATTTTCCTTTCCAATCTTCTAATGCTTGTTTATAATATTTCATATCTATTTGTTTAAGAGCATCTAATGCTTTTTTATAATCAAATTTTTTCCAATGTATTCCTGCATAATAAATTCTTTGATTGTCTTTTAAATCAATTAGAGCATCTAAGCCTTTTTTATAATCAATTTTTTTCCAATATATCCCTGCATCATAAATTTTTTCACTGTCTTTTAATTGAATTAAAGCATCTAATGCTTTTTCATAATTAAATTTTTTCCAATTTTCTCCAGCGTCTTCTATATGTTCAGTATCTTTTAAATCAATTAACGCATCTAATCCTTTATCATAATCAAATTGTTTCCAATATTGTCCTGCTAAATAAATATCTTCTCCATTTTTTGTATTTATTAAATAATTTAGTTCATTATCATAAATAATTTGTTTAGCATTATCTAATAAAGATTTATTATCATCAACAATTTGTTTAACATTTACATTAGGAATTTTAGATATTTTATTATCATCAGCAGCATCATAAATTTCAGTTTTTAATGTAGGGTAAACACCAATAGCATATTTAGTATCATCTATAAGTAAGTAAATGAAAATCGTACCTATTTCTAAAGTATATTCAATCCAATATTGATTATCTTTTTGATAAGCGACGCACCACTTACCTTCACACCCACCAACATATTTAGAAGCTAAGAATTTAGATGCATCCCAAGATAACGGAATATACCCTTCATAGTCTCCTTTTATTTTAAGATAATCAGTTCCTTCTTTTAAGCCACTAATTCCTTGAGACTTAACCTTTTTAGTTTTTTCAGTTTTTGTTTCACTCATAACTGATTTAAAATCTTTAAATGTTAAATTTACGTAATTATTCCAATCAATCTTATTCTCAAGATTTGGTTTCTTATTAAAGAAATTTATTAATTCATTCTTCTCATCCTGTGTAAGTTTTAGCATCTTCTTTATCAAATGATCCTTCTTCTCTAATAATTCGCTAAATTGTATCCTCATAATTTTTATCCTTAATTATATATAATTCTTTGATCAATATATTGAGTAATCATTTCTTCATATGTTATATCAATATTTCTAATTGGAAACCCTGAATAATATACATCATTTAATATACATATATCAGAAGCTGTTAAATAATTTCCATCAACATCTTTTAATCCACCTGTTTGTCCTATTGTAGTAGTATCAACCAATACACCTTTAATTGGTCTATATATCCAACCTTTACATAATAAAGTAATTGCTGTTTGTAATATTCTATCTGAATTTACATCTATTTCAGTAATTGTAGTATTTAATGATGTTGATGATAATGTTATTGGTATATTTCTATTAATATAACTTCCGTCATTAAATTTAAAATCAATAATAGGATAATTAAAAGTAAATTTAAACATTGTAACAATTGTTTCAAATATGTTTAATAAATCACTCATATACTTAGCATATATTCCTATTTCATATGTAAAATTATATGGTAATGGTGTAAATATAAATTGTGTATTATCAGAAGAAAAAATTCTATTTATTGGTTGTACTGTTCTATTTTCATCAGGATCAATAGATGTTAATTCACAAGAGATAACAGGTAGTGATAATGATACTCTATCTTTACCACTACCGCTTTTAAACATACCAATCATTTTTTCTGATGATGATATATTTAATGGAACTATTCTACTTTTTCTTTTATCTTCTTTTTGAGATTTTGGATCTCTATCATAAATATAAATATCATTAATTAAATCTATTATAGCTAATGTTGTTTTAGCTGTTGATTGTGGATAAAAAATATATTTAGGAGGTGATATTGCATCTGACATTATGTACTCTCATATATGTTATTAACATTATTTATACATTGTATTATTGATTGTTGAGCATCATATTGACCCTCTTCAATAGTATCGTCTTTATATATAATAGGCTTAGATAATTGTTTTTCAATTTCTGTATATTTATGTTGTTTAGTTAAATATAGTATATGTTGTATATATTGTTCCCACCCTTGTTTATATAATGGATATTCTATATATTGTTTATCTTTTAATAAATTTTGTAACATATGTATAAATGATTGTTGTCTCATAAATAATTGTAGTTCTTTATTTTGAAATTTTATTTTATACATTTCAAATAATTCGCTAAATTGTATCATAATATTAATACTTACCTTTCCAATCTTGTAATGCCATTTTATAATAAAAATAATCTTCATTATCTGATTGTTTTAAAGCGTCTAAACCTTTTTTATAATCAAATTTTTTCCAATATTGTCCTGCGTCATAAATATTTTTACTAATATTAAAATTATTTTTAATTAAACCATCTAATCCTTTTTTATAATCAAATTCTTTCCAATCTCTTCCTGCATCAACAATACCATTAGTATCTCCCAATTCAATTAAAGCGTCTAAACCTTTTTTATAATCAAATTCTTTCCAATCTCTTCCTGCTAAATAAATACTTATATAATCTTTTAACTCAATTAAAACATTTAAACCTTTTTTATAATCAAATTTTTTCCAATTATGTCCTAAATAATAAATTAAATTTTTGTGTTTATATTGTAAATCAATTATAGCATCTAATCCTTTATCATAATCAAATTTTTTCCAATCTCTTTCTGCTTGAATAATATTATTTATATTTTCCAAATCAATTAGTAATTTCATAGCATTATCTAATGATATTTTATTAGAATTTACTAAATTAGTTAATTCCTCATATGTAAGTTTAATTTTTATATTTTGTTTAGTCATTACATCTTGTTTATTAATGAAATATCTTTGTAATGCTTGTTTGTTGTTAATTTTAATCCACGATTTACCATTATCTTCAGAGAAAGCCATAGGAATTATAGCATTTGGTTCATAAGCAACTATTACTTTTCCATCTTTTCTGCCTATAAATATTATACCATTTATAGAACTTATTATTGATTTTTCGTTTTCATATACTTTTAAAGCAATATCAGAACTATATTCTATTGTTTCTAATGTAGTTGAATATCTTTCAATTGTTTTAATGTCTCTAACATATTTCAATAGATTCATTTGTTTTAATTGGTCAATAATAGTATATTTATTTTTATATAATTTTTTAGCAATTTCATAATCGAATATTAAGAATTTGTATGCTTTAATAAATACTTTAAGTATGATATCACCATAACTTTCTTTCATATCAGGTTTTAGTTGAGAATCTAAATCATATGTAGCATAAAATCCTTGTCCATACATCATTCCATAACCTGGAATGAATCCTTTATCTATAATACCAGATATTATATCTTCAGACTTAGTTCTATGATATGCTACTACATTTACACCATATACTTCTTCTAATAATGCACTAAATCGTATATTCATTTTAATATTTTCCTCAGTTATAATTTTGATATAAATGTTTTTACTATTCCAGGAATAGGAATTGATTTATTTGTTAATAAATATTTATAGTATTCTTTAGTAGCAACAAAAAATTTAGTTGCTTTACCAACATCTTCATAATCTAATGTAATACTACCGTCTTTATTTAAAGTATAATCAACATTTCCAAATACATTTTTAGGTATCATAGGTAATAATAGTTTTATAACAAAAGTAGGTGGTGTAATAAATTTAAGTTTATGCATAATATCAGATATTTCTTTAGAAACCATACCCCATATTGGTTTTTTAGTTGCTAATAATTCTTGCATACCTTTATATATACTTTTATTATTACCAGCAACACCAACTAATTTTAACATTCCACTTTTTTGAGGTCTAACTGCTACAAATCCGTTTTCATCTCCATATAATTCCCAATTGTATGCTCTACTTAAAAATTTATCTTTTGTCCATGAAACTCCTATAGATTGTTCATATGAATCTTTAAATATTTTAAATATTTCATCTTCATTAGAAGAGTCAATATTAAATCTCTTTTCTTGTAAGTATTGTTTAAAATGTATTTTCATTTATTGCCTCGTTATTAATTTTTTAATATTTTCCTTTCCAAGATTTTAATGCCTTTTCATAATATTCATCATCTATTTGTTTAAGAGCATTTAATCCTTTTTTATAATCAAATTCTTTCCAATCTTGTCCAGCATAAAAAATATAATAAGGATTTTGAATATTAATAAGACCATCTAATCCTTTCTTATAATCAAATTCTTTCCAATTTTTTCCTGCATCATAAATATAATTACTATTTCTCAATTCAATTAAAGCATCTAATCCTTTATTATAATCAATTTTTTTCCAAAATAATCCAGCGTTATAAATATTATTATAATCTTTTAAATTAATTAAAACATCTAATCCTTTATTATAATCAAATTCTTTCCAATCTTTTCCTGCATTAAAAATATTTTTATTATCTTTTAAATAAATTAAAGCATCTAATCCTTTTTTATAATCAAATTTTTTCCAATCAGATCCTGCTTTATAAATATAATAACTTTCTTTCAAATCAAATAAAGCATCTAATGCTTTATTATAATCAAATTCTTTCCAATATATTCCTGCTTTATAAATATTTTTACCGTCTTCTAAATCAATTAAAGCGTTTAAATCAATAAGAGCATCTAAACCTTTTTTAAAATCAAATTCTTTCCAATATCTTCCTGCATTATAAATATTATTACCATCTTTTAAATCAATAAGAGCATCTAAACCTTTTTTAAAATCAAATTCTTTCCAATATCTTCCTGCATATAAAATATATTCTCCATTTTTTGTATTTATTAAATAATTCATAGCATTATCTAATGATATTTTATTAGAATTAACTAAATTAGTTAATTCATTATATGAATAACTAATTTTATTTTGTTTAGTTAATACATCTTGTTTATTAATGAAATATCTTTGTAGTGCTTGTTTGTTGTTAATTTTGTTCCATGACTTACCATCATCTTCAGAGAAAGCCATAGGTACAATTGCATTAGGTTCATATGCAACTATTACTTTTCCATCTGTTTTTCCAGTAAAAATAATTCCATTGATTGAACTTATTATTGATGATTCTTTTTCATATACTTGTAAAGCAATATCAGAACTATATTCTATTGTTTTTAATTTTTTAGAATATTTTTTTACATTATCTAAATCTTTAACATATTTTAATAGATTCATTTGTTTTAATTGGTCAAGTAATGTGTAATTTTTCTTGTATATTTTTTTAGCAACATCATAATCAAATATTAAAAATTTGTATGCTTTAATAAATACTTTTAAAATTATGTCTCCATAATTTTTTTTCATATTTGGTTTTAATTGAGAATCTAAATCATACGTAGCATAAAATCCTTGTCCATACATCATTCCATAACCTGGAACAAACCCTTTTTCTAATATTCCAGATATTATATCTTCAGACTTAGTTCTATGATATGCTACTACATTTACACCATATACTTCTTCTAATAATGCACTAAATCGTATCTTCATTTCATTTATCCTTTAATGTTGTAACGGTACTTCTGGTATAATATTAATATATTTTTTAAGTTGAGATATTGTTTTTTCAGTCGATGTATGTACAATACCTACACCATTATGCTCTATCCATGGTAATACATTTTGTTCATTTCTATCATCAATAAGTATACATCTAGTATTGGTAGAATATTCATATTTATTAAATGAAAATATAATACGTTCTTTTGGTATATCTAAATTATTAGAACACCACTCTAATTTACCTAATTTACAATCTGTATTATTTTTTAATGGTGTAGTTAATATGTACCAATTGTATTTTTTTATATAATTATATAATTCTTTTCCATCTTTTGTCCAAGGCATAGTAGACCAAAATGAAATATCTGTATTGTTTAATTCTTTGTAAAATTCTTTTTTTCCATGTTTTTTTTCATATTGTTCTCTAGAAACACCAAAATATGTTTCAAATTGAGTTTCAATATCTGTAAGTACTCCATCCATATCACAATATATTGAATATGTGTGTGTATCTAAATATTGTTTAAATGTTTCCATTATGTATCCTTACCATGAATTTAATAAATCATCTAAATTTTTAGGTGTGGTGTTTCTTACTTCTGCTGCTTTTTCTTCAACATCATCATTTACTATTTCTGTTGTTGAAGCATCAAATCCAGTTTCTGTATAGTCCATACTAATATCATTTGTTTTATTATATTCTTCATTATAAATATCATTAATAGTTTCAATTTGTTCTTGCATTCCAGTTTGTGCACCAGTTTGTAATGGTTCACCAATACCTGTTTGTGTAATATAAATAT